CATGATCGTAGCGATTTCCTCAATGTTGAGGAACTTGTTCGTCCACGCCATCTCCGTGGTCTGCTTGAGACCGGTGTCACCCGTCACCCAGTAAGCGATCGGCAGGGCGGACATGACGGGGAACCTGATTTGGTTCCTCGACACTGGGATATGCCGGAACAGTGACAGGACCGCGGACTGGTCCACGGCTTTCCCCAGCATGATCCGTGACACTTCTTCAGGGACGAGCGCTTGCGAGTCGGTACGTGAAATCACGCTGTCATACGGCACGGAGTACCCCCTATTGTGAGGTTTGGTTGTTGCAGGACTCCGGCCGTGCCTTTACGCCGGGCTGCCTAATCAGTTGGTCCTGACCCCCGCGGCGCGGCGGATCAGGTCGTTCATGTTCGGTGGCGCCGTGCCACCTTTACGGCCCTGGTCGTAGTCAGGGGTGATACGGCCCGCGAGTTTCTTCACGGACTCCGCTAACTTCGCGATGGCTTTGTCGTCGGGTTGCCCGTCGGTGAGCAGGATGGTGGGGTCGACGAGGTCGAGGAACTCCGCGGCGTCCGCTTTTTTGATGCCTGCTTCGGCTAACGCGGCGTGGACTTGGGTCATGGCCATACGCCCGTTGCGTTCCACGTCAGCGACGTCGCGTTCAGCGAGTTGGCTGCGTAGTTCCCCGATTTGGTCTTCGACGGTTTTCGCTTTGGCGGCGGCTTGAGCGTTTTCTTTGGCGCGGCCTTCGTGGCGACGGGCCAGGCTTTTCCATTTGTCGAGGTCCGCTTTGAGCCGCGCGAGTTCGTCGGTGGCGTCTGGTGCCGTGTCGGTCCCAGACCCTTGACTGTCCGCGCCCACTTGTTGGCCGTGGTCGTCGTCACCGTCATCAGCGGTGCCGTTGTCGCCTTCGTCTGCCATGAGTATCTCCCGTGTCGGGACATGAGAAAGGTCCGTGACCGTGTCGGTACGGGCCTGATCCGCCTAGGGGGCGGAAGTTCTGATAAAATGTGCGGCCATGAACCCATCGCGTCCCAGATCGAAGGGAATGCAGAATGAGTACTGCCGATGAGTCCCGCTATGTCGCAGCGGTTCACGCTATGCAATCCGGTGTCGCCGCCGAGATGGGTAAAGATACCGAACCGAAACATTTGCGGGTAGGCATCAATGCTGCTATGTGTGACCATTCCGCGTTGGTGACGCTCCTGGTCACCAAGGGACTATTTACGTTGGATGAGTATCACGCTGCGATAGCCGACGCGATGGAATTAGAACAGGCGCGGTATGAGCATCGGCTAGGAGTGCGTCTTGCATGACCCCGGATCGTTTGAGATGCTTTGCTGAGGCACGCAGGATCCAGTCCTACTATTCATCATCATCCCACCGCTAGGTCCGGCGTGTAACGCGCCGCGAGCCCAAGCTGCGGTGAGCAACCGGCGCTAAGCCGGGATGCTGCGTGGACCGGTGAACCGGTCACCCGGCCGGGCCAGCATCTGCCCGAGTTCACCGTGGGTGTGGGTGATTTGGGTCATGATGTGCCGGTAGTCCACTGCCCGGCCACCGCGGTCAACGACCCCGGTCAGGTCGAGTACGGCGGCGTGGACCTGTTCGAGTAGCTGCGGATCGATGACCCGGTCGACTGGTCCGAAGATCGCTTCTACGACACAATCGCAGCCCGGATGGATCGGCGACAAGTCGGCTACGTGGTATCGCTGGGTGCTCGCGATCGTGCACATGGCGCATGATGTCGGTCCGATCAGGACCCTCCGCCAACCTGACGGCTGCTGCGGTAGCCCTTCCATGGCCGCGCGTGACGCGTACGCGTAGGCGAGTTGCATGTCGCCTTCAGCGACCTCACGGAGCCGCAGGCGGGCTTTGTTGAGGGCTTGGTCGAGTTGTTGGCCGTCTTTCAGCGCGGTGTAGGCCTCAACGAACGGCCGTTGGTACACCTCGCCTGGGTCCACCAGCCGCAGGCGCGCGCGCGCGGCCTGGGGGATCGGCGGGGGAGCCACCGGCCGGCGCAACGCCTCACTGGCCACGCTCGCCACATAGTTGCTCGTGAGGTTCGCAAGCGCGGATTGCGCGCCCTCCACCATCGGGACCGCCGCGGTGGCGAACCGTTGCGCGTCGGGGCGGTGCCACGACCCCAAACCGTTGAACATCTGCGTCAACGCGACGACGAGGCGGGCTGAGAGGGAGCGGCGGAGGAACGCGAACCGGTCAGGGTTCATTGGCTGCAGTTGGTTCGTTAAACTCGCGGCCGTCCAAGCTGTTATGCGTCACTAGCCAACCGTTGCTACCATCTGGCCGCCTAACGGCTTCGACTGTGGGGCCACAGACGCAGCCGTCTCCGTCAAGGTCGTGGTCGATGAGGTCGTTGATTGGAGCGGCGTGGACGTTACTCACGGTCTCCCTCGTCTCGCGCTCCCGTGAGAAGCAGATCATGCCCCTTGGTTAGAAGTCCCAACGCGACTGAGGTCCGGGCATTTCCATGTCGGAATGCTAAACCGAAGTACTCTTCGTCTACTTCGCCGCCGTCATCAAAAGACGCACCTTCAATAACAACGACGTAATCGAGCATAACTTTCTCACGCAGCAAACCGTAGGCCGTACATACAGCTGTGATAGCACGCTCCAGCTCAGCGTCAGAATCACGTTGAGCTTGAGTCTTCGTCGTCACGGCGCCACAGCAGGTGACTTAGCGGCTTGGGTACCCGTCGGGTTGGGTGTTTGGCCAGAACTTGGAGCCGATTGCCCAGAACTTGGCGCCGCTGATGTTGGGGCTGTAGCGGCGGCGAGGAACGCGTTCGTGGCCATCTCCGCACGCAACTGGTCAACCCGCTGCGGGCTCCACCCGACTTCCTCGGCGACCATGGGTAGGGGGATCTGCGCGGCGACGAGCTTGCTCATGTAGTCGGCGACCACCGCTGGTTGGAACGACTCGGGGCGGGCCCACACCACTTCGCCTTGGGAGAGGTCGGAGTTGATGCCAGCGGCTTGGGCCATGAGCGCGAGCACTTCCTCCCACGACTCACCCCACAACGCCATCCGCTGCCGGACCTTCGCGACATGCCCCGCGTCCAACGCCGCCACCGAATCAGCACCGATGTTCACCAAATCACCCGGCAGGTAATACACCGGCGTCAACGTCACAGCGGCGAACGCCCGCATATCCGCCTCAACGCCACGCAACATCTGGCTGGTGTCGGTTTGGGCGAAGTCCCCCAACCGGGTTTCCGGTTGACCCGGTTCCGGTGGTGGGACCGTCCAAATCTGGTCCGTCCCCGGCCGGAACGGCGCCAACGGCAGGCCCGTGATCGGGTCGTCCTCGACCTCAAAGTTCGTCATGTACCGTTGCCGGAACGCCGCGTACCGCTCCGCGCTCAACCGGTTCAGGATCGTGAGGTTCAACCGGTTTTGGACGTCGATACCGACGTCGAACTCCGCGACCGGGTGCTCACCCTCATCACCGTTGAGGAACGGCACCACCGGCACCTCAGGGAAGCTACGGCCCGGGTCAGCGCGGAGCTCCCACTGCGACGGGTCCCACCGCAGACGCAGATCAGCGCGTTCCTGGTACTTGAAATCCGACACGGTCTGCCAGTGGTACCGCTCACCCGGCAAATACAGCGTCGCCATCCACTTCTTCGCCAGCGGGTCATGCCACAGGCGGAGCGCGGCGAGCCGACGTGATGTGTCCGCGGGGTCGGTTTCCACGATCACGTTCTCCGGGCCCTCAATCGTCACCCGCGGCTTCCCCATGTCCCGCGGGTCCACACCCACAGTGACATACGCCGCGGACCGGGAGAACGCCTTCCGGTACGCCGAGAACTGCCGCGCGTCGAGCTTCGCGCGCTGCCACAACTTCCACACCGGGTTCCCCGACGAATCCCCAGCGTTATCTCTATATCCGGTTACTTGCATCCGGTGCACCATGCTCTCGGCGCACAACAAACAGAGGTTCGTCCGAGACAGGGCCTGGAACCGGCGGAACGCGTCCTTATGCTGATCCGGCCCAGCTGGCAGGTCCTGGTCACCCTCGTAGTACCGACGCCAATAATGAATCTTTTGTTCGCGGGCCACCAGCATGTGACCCAAACGACCCAACCACTCCGGGGGCGTCAAATCCGTGGACTCAGCCACGCCACACCCCCATGATAAAGAGACGGTCAATCCGGTGTCGGCGTGATCACGCGACCATTGGTACGCACATACTCAGCCGCAGCGGCGATCCGGATAGAATCGTCACCGAACAGGCCAATAGCAATGTTGCACGATCGACATAGCAGGCCACGGACACAGTCAGGGCAACCTACTTCAGCGGAACAGTGCGAGTGATCGTGATCCACTGTCAGCGCACCCGGCAAGTCCGCCTCGCGTACACCGCAGACTTTGCATCGAGTGCCCTGCGCTTCACGTAGGACATCAACTTGCTCTGGGGTGACGCCATACCGCGCCCGATATTTTTTACGTCGCATACAACTCTTGCAGTACGAGTGGAGACCATCTGTGGCCTTCACGCTGATACAAAACTCAGTTGGATCGCACCACGCTTTACAGCACCGACAATACTTATTACCTCGCTCATCACGGATAGTCGAGCTGCCGGGCGACGATCGATGACGAATCGGAGTCAGGGGCCTACCAAGTCGAACCTGCTGATAGTGCGGATTACACCATCCCGCGGAGGTGTACTGAGCTCGATCACAATCGTCAACTAAACACGTGGCCATGTCCATATATTAACAGACCCACGTCAGAAGCCCACAGCACGGCGACTCCTCCTAGCTTGACCCAGTCCCTTCGCTACGGCATCCCCACGACATTCATACGCGAGGGTGGCCGCCATCGCTGCGTCTATTTTCCGGTTAGAGCTCGGGTTTTCTTTCGCGATCGTCACACCAGACCGCCCGATCCGGCGCCGTGCGTTCAACACATGCCGAGTTAGCACACTGTTCCCGTCATGGGACAGTTGCTGGCTCACCACTGCCTCATGAAACCGTTCCAGGGCATCGACCATGTGCTTGGGTCGGTTCGTCCACCACTCCAGCGGTCGCGCGTGCGACGCATGCACCAACAGCCGAGACCCAAACTCCGTTGTCCACCGATCAAGGGTGTCCACCCAAAACGCTGGGTCCGCGTAAAAGCCAACCACCCGGAATCGGTCGAACGCACCCGCCACCGCGGCGTCAACCTCGACCCGATCAACCTGCCAGGCGTCACCAGCCAGACCATCCGGTCTCTCCCAGCAACCCAACAGTTCTAGATGCCCATCCTGCACTCGGCACGCCACCAGCGCGGTTGAATCGTCTCGCACGGATCCGTCGAAACCCAACGTCACCGTGTCCCGGTCAGCCAACGATCGAGTCGGATCAGCAACCAAAGCCCACTGCTGGCTCGTTATCCACGCATCCGACGCGTGCGTGATCTGCCCTAGGTAATAGGCCCGGGCATCCTGCGGGTCAGTAGCCGGGTCCCAAATCTCCGCGACCAACCGCTCCAAGTTCACCCAACCACCCACCGGCTGCGCGGAATCCCCGTACGCCACGGCTAGACCACGCAGTAACGACTCGCGGTCCGTCAGATCGGTATCAGCCGGGGCCTCCTGATGGTCATACAACAAACCATCATCCCGCGCGTCACCCTCACGGATCCGGTGACAGTACTCCGCTGACGCCTCCGCGACACTCCCCAACCCTGGAATGAACGCATTCGGGGACTCAATCGACGAACCACCCGTTTTACCTAAATTCCGGCGCAACGTAGCCGCCAACTTCACGCCACCATTACTCGCAGTCCAAGCCTCAGTCTGATCCAACACACAAAACACCGGACGGTTACCCTCCCGCGACGCCGCGGCGGCCGTCACCGCCTCAATCCGACCCCTCGGAAGATTCACAAACGAATCCAGTGGCTCCAACCCCGGGTACTCATCGACCGCTGGGCCGCCACGCAACATCTCCAACAACGGAGCCCACGAATTACGGGACTGATCCTCCGACGTCGCCGCCAACTGCACCCACGGAGTCCGCAACGACGACCAGGGACGCCCCACCGGCTGCCCACGGTCATCCCAACCAGCCGGGACCACATCCGCTAACGCCTCAGCGCACGCAATCGCAGCCAACAACGGGGACTTACCCCAACCCTTCGGCCGGGACAACACACCACGCCGATACCGTCGCTTACACGACCTCGAATCCAGTGCGTAAAAGTTGACGATGAACTGAGCCTGCTCCCGAGTCGGCTCAAACGGCGCATACTCAGCTCGGTCCGGCGCCGCCAAAAACTCCGTCATCCACTCCAACACCGAAAACCCCAGCGTCGGAACCTCACCACGCCGAGACGGTTTCCACGGCACCGCTACCTCGCGCTTCCCACCGCCCGCAAGTCCCCGTACCGCTGCCGCACCGAAGCAGTCGGCGCAGGCCGCGCCGCATCCTTCTCGTCCGCCACAGCCACCTGGTACCGCAACCGCGCACGATCAACCGGGGTCGCCCCGAACGCCGCCATCCGCAACCGCAACTCACTAGCCAACGTGAAGCTGCGCTTCTTCATATACTCATGGTGAAGCACCGCACACGCCTCAAGCTCCGACCAGTCCACAGCCGGCAACTCCGCGGCCAACGGCGACTCACACCACCGCTGCCACCACCGCAACGTCGCCGGATGCCACTCCTCATCACCAGGCAACAGATCCATCGGCAGCTGATACGGCCGCGTCGGATCCACGTCGAACGTCTTCGCCGCGATCGTGTCCTTGTTCCGCCGCGCACGCCGCTCAGGAGGCTTAGGTGGGGTGTAACCAGCCACGGGCATACCTCCCAACGTCTAAAGGTCCAGGGCGTACACAGGTTTAGCGGCAGTACTTCCCGGCAGGGAACATGC